CGTGCACGTCGTCTGCGGCCTGCAGGAACGCGGCGTTGACCTGGCGCGGGTTCGCCGGCGGCGCGTGCTTCATCAGGGCGGTGATCAGGTCCACGTCCTCGGGGCCGGCCTCGGCGAGCACCTTGAACGCGATCACCTTGTCGCTCGAGGCCACGCCGGGCAGGACGCCGGCCATGTCGGCGCCCATGAGCGCGTTGATCTCCTCGTCCGTGTAGCCCTGCAGGCGGAACAGCTGTTGCCAGTCGCCGCCGTTGTCCACGGACTGGACCAGGCTTGTCGGCAGGTCCGGCACCCAGGGCGGAGGCTTGAGAGGGTTCGGCACCACGTCGGGCAGGGCCACGGCCGGGGCCTTGACCTTCGGCGGCTTCGGGGCCTGCCAGTCCACCTGGCCCAGCGGGTCGATCTCCCCCTTGCCGAGGGGCGCGTATACCCGGACCTGGATCGAACTCCGGCAGTGCATGTGAAGGGGTGGCCAGGCGATCCCCGCCTGCTGGAGCTCGGTCGGCTTGCGGAGCTTGCCGTCCGCGGTCCCGTCCACCGTCAGCTCGGTGACCTTCGGCCACGGGCTGATCGTCTTCCAGTCTCCGGGCGTCTTGGCGTTCAGCAGCTGATCGCGCAGGGCGATCGCGCCCTTCACGTAGAAGACCGTCCCGTTCAGCCGGTCACAAACCGGGCTGGTCTTTTCGTCGTCGGGGTTCAGGAACTCGTAGCGGATCGCCCCGGTGCGGGCCAGCGACTCGATCGCCCCGAAGGACCGCGACCTGGTGGCGACCACCGCGGCCAGGCCGCGCCAGTAGGAGTCCGAGCGCTTGATCGACTTGCCCAGGGTGGCCGCGAGCTGGCGGCCGGCAGCGGCCCGCCCCAGGCCCTTCTCCAGCATGACCTCACGCACGGTCTTGAGTAGCTGGTCCTCGCTGAACGCCTCGCCGTAGTGCTCGCCGATCCAGTAGAGGCCGGACTTCTGCAGGCCGGCCAGTGCGTCCCGGTCGGCGAGGGTGAACGCGACCGACCACCCGAGCGGCTTGCTGATCTCCGTAGCGCCGAGCCGGTAGGCCGAGGCCAGGTAGCGGCCCAGGCGCTCGACGGTCTGCTCGCCGAGCTCCTGCCCGGCCTCGGCCATCGCGCCCTGCAGCTTGCCGACCCGGACCTTGGCCTTGCTGAACTTGAAGGCGTCGGACGCCTTCGAGTCGCTGATCGCGGCCAGGTCCTCCGCGGCCTCCGCGGCCAGCTCCGAGGCGGTCACCCCGAACGACTCCTGCAGCAGGGAGGCGAGCGAGGAGATCGTGCCGTTGAAGCTGGGCGGGTTGGCCTTGATCGCCAGGGTGTACGCGATCAACCCGTGGGCGGCGTCGGCGGCCTGGACAACGGCTGCGGCCTGGTCAGGCTGCACGGCGGACTCCGATCAGCCGTACCAGGTGGGGTCGGGCTCGAGCTCGCCGGCGTCGCCGAGGTGCTTGACCGCGACCACGAGCTCCCGCAGGTCGCCGAGCAGGAGCAAGGACTTCGCGGCCTTCTCCTGCAGCTGCTTGTCGTCGTCGTCGTCGTCGTCGTCGTCCGCGGGTGGCTTGCCCTGGTTCAGGGCCTCGAGCTGGGCGGCGGCCTGTTCCTTCGCCTGGGCCTCCCGCTCTGCGAGCTCGCCGGCCAGCTCCGCGAGCGGCTTGTTCGGGTCGAGCCCCTTGTCCACCAGCTTCATCGTCAGCTCGAACGGGCGATCGCCCCAGGGCTCGGTGATCAGCTCGTGGTCCTCGCCGCTCGTCTTGTTCAGCAGGCCGATCAGCGCGTTCGGGGTCGCGCCACCGCCAGGAATGAACGCGGCCGCGGCCTCTGCGGACTCGTTGTCGTCAGTGGTCTGGGCCCCTCGGAGGGTGGCGCGCCAGTAGTTGACCCCCATGCTCGGGAGCAGCTGCCCGTTCAGCCACGACTCCCAACGCATGAACCGGATAGGCACGAACACCTGCTCCTCGGCGGTGGCGCGTGCGGTGTTCGCGCTGGCCCGCGTGTGGTCCTCGGCGGCGCCGTAGTAGACGCCGGGCAGGCGGAAGGCGGCGCGGACCCGCTTCGCAGCCTGGCCGGCCAGGCTGTCCGGCCCGGAGTACAGCTCCGGGGGGATCTGGAAGTCCAGGTCCGCCACGGCCAGGCGGGCGTTGGTCCCCCGGGTCTGATCGAGGGGATCGTCCGGCCCTTCCAGCTCGGCCTCCACGGTGGCGAGTCCGAACTTCTTGTCCGGGCTGGCGCTCGCCGCCCGGATCTCCTTGACCGCCTGCTTGAGGCTGTCCTTCTTGAACGTCCCGCCGGCGGTGATCAGGAGCTTCACCCAGGGGTTCCGCTTGAACCAGGCGTTCAGGACCTCGCCCACCAGGCGGCCGTTCCTGCTCCAGGGCAGGGCGCCGATCCAGCGGGGGATCCCGTAATCGCTCCGCGGCGTGTAGATCCGGAAGTGCACCAGCTCGGTGGCGTTCGTGTCGCTGCCCTGCTCCGGCTCCCAGGGCCCGTCCTCGGCGGCCCGGTAGCGGCCGGTCTTGTGGTTCAGGTGGCGCGGGTCCCCGAACTGCTTGAAGTACCTGATCTTGCCGTCCTTGAGCTGGACGAACGTGCGGAACCGGCGGTGCCGCTGCAGGGTCACGAGCTCGCCGGTGGTCGGGTTCCTGAACGGCCAGTCCACGAGGATCTGCCCCGACAGGGAACCCAGGCGGATCTCGTAGCTCGGCGCGTGCTCGACTGCGGCCACGGCCCCGAGGCGGTCCCGCAGGAGCTCCATGTAGCCGTCCCCCAAGCCCTCCGTGTCCCAGTCGATCATGAACTGGACCGGGGTCCACCCTCCGTGCTCGACGTTGCACGAGGCGAAGAACAGCCGCAGGCGGTCCTCCTCCTCCGCGGCCCCGGGCGGCGGCTCCAGCGGCTCGCCTGTCTCCTCGTCCCGGGTGGGGAACGTGGGCTCGAGCTCGAGGCCGAACCCTCCGATGTTCGCGGCCATCGCCTCGATCGAGGGGCCAAGGTCGGACTCCTCGATCGCGCACACCAGGTACCAGGGGTCGTACGGCGGGGACATGATCTCCCCGGCCTGGGTCAGCCCGGTCCATACCTGGGCGGTCTGGGGGATCACCCTCGAGGCGGCCACGCTGGGGAGGATCGATCCCCCGGTCGCCAGCTCGGGGGAGCTGGGCGTGCCCTCGCTGGGGACGGCCTCGGCCGGGCGGTCCAGCAGCTTCCGTACCTGCTGGGCTCGGACCCCCTTCATAACCAGCTCCCGCGCCTGGGCGGACCTGGGGAAGGGCCGCCCGTGGTCCGTGTGGAGCGGGATCACTGCTGCGGGCTTGGTCATGCTGCCGACTCCTCGCGGGTGGGGAACGGGTCATGGTAACTGCTCGGCGGCGGGCCGATCAGCTTTCGGCGGCGGCCGTCGCGCATCCTCATCCATCGCCTGATCACCGTGATCGCCATCCACAGTGCGAGCACCGTGTCGTCGTGGGCCTCGTTCCCCAGGCCGTGCAGCTCGGCGATCAGCACCTCGAGCTTTTGCCGCTCACGGCGGGTCCGCCAGCACAGGTCGATCCGGTCCAGTTCGAACAGCAGGGCCATCCCAGGGACCCCTTCGTACACCGAGTGCTTGCGCTTGTCGGTCGTGTGCCCCACCAGGTGGCCCTTGAGGCCGGGGAGCTCCCGCAGCTCGAGCTCGTGCAACTTCTGAGCGGCGTTGTTCTCCACCGCCACGTAGTCCGCGGCGAGGATCTCCTGTTCGTTGATCACCCGGTCCCGAACGGCCCCCGGTGTCAGGCCCCGGGCGCGGTAGATCCGGCGGAGCTCGATCCGGTCGTCGAGCCGCAGGCCCAGCGTGATCCCCACGGTGTAGTCGCTGTCCCGCTCCTTGGCCTTGCGTTCGTCGTCCTGCAGCCCGAAGTCCCAGGCCGTCACCACCAGCTGGTAGGCACTGGCGTCCTCGATTTGCTCGGCGAGCTCGCCGGGGTCCCAGGTCCCGAGCACCAGGTCGAAGGGGATTCGGTCTGGTTCGTCGTACAGGAACCCGCGCCCGCTCCCTCGAGCGATCGCCGCCCGCAGCCAGGCCATCAGGAACAGCGCGGTTTCGTCGTCCACCGGCTGGTTCAGGTACTCCTGGCTGAACGCGACGGACCCGATCTTCCGGCGGCGGGCCTGCAGCCGGAACACCGGCCACTTGCTCGGCCACAGGCTGATCGTCCCGGTCACTGACGGGAGGCCGTTGTCGGCGTACAGGGCGGCGAACCGGCGCTTGAGCCAGCCGGGGAAGTGTTCGCGGCTCAGGAGCCGAGCCAGCAGGCTGTCCGCGTGCAGGAGCGTTCCGCACACGATGGTCAGGAGCTCGCCTTCGATCCCGGTCGGGATCAGGGCCTTGGTCAGCCAGCGGCGCAGCTTCCCCCGCTGCTTTTCCGTTTGTACGTGGTCGTCGTTTTCCAGGTCGTCGCCGAGGATCAGAGTCGGGCGACGGTTGGACCGGAGCAGGCCGCGGACCTTCTTGGACCCGGAGCCGAGCGCGATGATCCGACAGCCGTCCCGGGTCGTGTAGTCGGCCTCTGTCCACTTCTGCTCGCGGGCGCCGTCCTCCATCTCGCCGCCCCACGGGGTCAGGTCCCCGTAGTCCTCCCGCAGCAGGGCGTTCCCCTCGAGCTGGTCCCGGATGTCGAGTGCGCGGTCCCGGGCCTGGTCGTCGGTGCCGCACACGATCACGATGAACGGCGGCTTGCCGTTGAAGTGCGGCATCGATCGCCACTCGTGGATCACCCACAGGGCCAGGCCGATCACCAAGGTCGTCGTCTTGCCGTGGCCTCGAGGATAGGCGAAGGCGGCCGCATCGTAGACCGTCGCCTCGCGCCGGCGCTCCAGGGCCTCGGCCTCCAGGGCCTCGAGTTCGTCTAGCTCCTCGGGCGCGAGCCGGTCCTGCAGGTCGTAGCCGGAGTCGTTGGCCGCGATCCCCTGCTGGAATACCAGGCCCT